CGGCGACCATCCCGCACCCGGCGCCGATCTCGTTGAACTGGTAGATGTAGGGCTGGCTGACGTACTGCATGGCCCAGACGCCGAGGTCGGTCCAGATGAGCCCCTGCTGCGGGCCTTGGATGCCGCCGACGATGCGTGACCCCTTGGGGATGATGTAGGAGCCCGCCTGATTTGTGACCTGCGGCGACCAGACATTGAAGTTGCCAATATCGCACCAACGGACCAGCAGCGGCTGCTGGATGCCATTGTAGGTCGACCCATAGGCGACGATCTGGCGCTGCGGCATGGCGATGAACATGCCCTGATTGGCAATGGGCGCCGTGGGGATCAGGGCTGAGCTTGCAGATCCCAACTGCGGATCCCACTGGTAGATGCCGTTGTCGCGCGGGCAAGAGATCAGCGTCTCGCCCCAGTTGCCCAAAGACCAGTCCGTGGCGCTGCCGGTGGCGTAGCTGGTGAATGTTACCGTGCCGCCCGAGCTATACGCGCCCGTTTCGGTTGATGCGATTACCAGTGTGCTGGTGTCGCCCGAGAGACTGCCCCGCGTCGACGAAACCACGCTGAACGGATTGATGCTATCGTAATTCGAGGGCGTCACGCCTGAGACCGTGAATTCGGATCCGGCAGGCACCTCGATCAGTGCGCGATTTCCTGCATTGCCGATGGTGTAGGTCACGAACCCGGCAGACGGCGTGGAAGGCTGCACATTGACGATGTCGTACTGGCGGCCAATCGATGGAATGGTGCCGATACCAAAAGCGCCAACGCCAAACTCGCCTGCGCCGAACCCGGAAGCCGACGGGGCGACGGTGTTCCCGAGGTAATACTCGTACTGAGCGAGGCCGCTATTAATGGAAGCGGATCCGCTTGCCGTGGCGCTGTTGGACGCATTGATGGTGAAGGTTCCGGTCCCCGGCACGGACTGAATGACGTAGTTGCCCGAAAGAGTGATGCCGTTAAAAGTCGTAGGGACCAAAACGGGGAAAAACTGGTTTACCTGATAGTCGTGGCTGGCCAGAGTGACCGTGACGATATTACTGCCGTTCACCGTGGTGAATTGCGGAACGGCGCCGCCGTTGGGTACGGTCGACGAAGCAAAAACGGGATACCCCGCAGCGTCAACGACCTCGATCTGATACGTGTCAGGGTCGACGTACGTGCATTGGTAATTTCCAAACAGGACGAGGCCGCCCACGGCAATCTGCGTCTTGATGAAGACCGTGTCTCCGCTCAGGATATTGGCTTCATCATCCACGATGGAGACCGTCGCGGACCCCGCCGTGGTCGACACAGAAACGGGCTTGCTGACCGTGTAGTACTGCCCGCTGATGCCAAGAAGAGCGCCGCCGCTGTTGATCGCGTACAGGCCGGTTGTCGATCCAATAGCCAGATACGGATTAGCGTAAGCGTCCTGCCACGCCCACAGGTTCCGAGGGACGCCCGGGACGACGCCATTGTAAAACTTGGTCCATCCGCCCAGCTTTTGCGGCAACGCCATGCCCTGCCGATCAGGCTGAAACCGGATCAGGTTGCACGACGAGATTGCAGCCTCGTTCAGCGTTGGCGTCCGGTTCTGATCGACGCCCGGGATCAATTTCATAGTTGCGTGGGGCATCTATTAGCCTCTGGTCGGCGTTGCAACGACCGACGGGGACTGAGACGTCCACCCAGAAGCCTCGTACTTCTTGCGGGCTTCCTCGACCGTCGCCCCCTTGAGCAGCGTCTGATACTGCGTTTCGTAGGTGACGGGCATCTGCGGATCGTTGCCGCCAGCCGACGAGAAGTTGCGCTGGTAGGCCGCGACATAGATCATGGACGCCATGATCAGCAGATCGGGCAGGTACAGGCTGATGAACGTGCTGAGGTTCGTGGCCGACATGCTCGCGGGGCGCTCAGTCCCCACAACCTCGACCGTGTATGCCGCGTCGGGGGCGGGCCCCAGATAGAAGAGATTGTCGTTGAACGGCGCGAAATACTGCGGCACGCCTCGGTTCGCCACGGCAGACGAGCCGTAGACAGCGTCGAGGAACTCCTTAGTGACGGGCAGGCACGGGCTCCGTGTGGCCGCCACCCCGTCAGGATCCGTCTGCCCGACCGGCGTGATGATGTTGATCTGCTCGCTCACCACAAACGGATACCCGGCAAGCTGGAGCTTCCTACTTCCCGCCGTCAGAGTGAACGTCTGCGCCACGCTGGTGACGAGAAAATCAAGGTCACGATAGATGCGGTTTTCGGCGTACGTGATCGCCTGCGGGAGTATGACCAGAAATTCAGGGTTGGCAGGGTCCACGACGGCCATGTTGGCGATCTGGGCCACGTAGCTGGTCGTTCCAGCGACGGTGCCGTCATAGCTCAAGCCGGTGGTCATGGCCTTACCCCTTTACGGTGGAGACGATCTTTTCGAGTGTTCTGCCCCCAATATAGCCGCCCAAGCACAATTTTACCAAGTCTATGATTTGGAGAAGCAGTGTGTCTCCTACGCGCAGCGGTGGCAGGCCAAACCAGCCCACAAAGAGCGGCTGGAGGAAGCCAAACCAGAAGACGATGAACACGAACAGCAGAGCCGTGACCGGGCGCCAGAGCCGCTGGAGCGCGCTCTCGCCCCGCATCTCCGCCATGATCACGTCGCCCTGCGTCCGCGTTACCTCGGCAATCGTGCCGAGCACCTGCTTCTCGACCTCAGCGCGTATTTCCGCCTCTGAGACCTTACGATCCTGCATGGCGCCGAAAATGCCGACGATCTTGTCGATCAGCGGCCCGGCCAGCAACTTGGTGAGCAGCGAGAGCATCAGATACCCCAGTCACGCTTGTGGACATACCGCTGGTAAACGATCCAGCCCAAGGCGCCCAGCACGACCACGGCGAGAACGCCGATCATGTTCTGCCCGGAGAACACTGCCGAGGCATTGTTGGCGATCTCCTTGGCAGAGGCGCTGATCGTTGCGGCAGCAGCTACGCCAGCGGCGACGTTGGTCGTGCTGAGGATCGAGGGCTTGCCGGTTGCGGCCTCAACAATGGCCCGCTCTTCCTCCGGGGTGTCGACATTGCCGCTCCCCTTGATGAACAACGCAGCCTCAGCGGCGCGGCGCTTCACGAGGCCGGAAAGTATCTTCCCGCCAGCGCGGTTCCAGAGAAGGAAGGCGTCAGCCGCATCATCAAACCTGCCCTGATTGATGAAGCGCAGGACGGAGGATTTCTTGAAATTGCCGGGCCCAATATTGTAGCAGAGCGAAACGCAGGCTGAATTCTGGTTGCTGGTCAAGGTAACCTTGACGGCATCGGCCACCGCCTTTTCATACGTCACGAGATCCCTCCGAAGCATGGCCTCTGCCTCTTCTCGAGTGATCACCATGCCGAGCTTGACCTCTGGGGTGCCTGCAGCAGAGGTGTGGCCGTACCCGATGGTCAGGATGCCAACGGGGTCTTTATAGGCCTTGAGCCGCAAGCCCTCGTAGAGCTTGATCAGGGAAAGACCTTCAGCGTTCGTCTGCATGCCCGCCTCCTTAAGGCTATTTGTCCGCTTTGCCGTCGAGTTTTTCTGAGATCCGGATCAGCATCTCCTTGATCTCCTTCATCCCGTCGGAAAACTGATTTTTCTGGATGTAATTGTTTGGGAGGTCGACCTCGATCTGGTGAAGGTCGTTCTTCAGCTTATCGACCGCATCCCACAGGGATCGACCAAACCACCCTCCAACAGCGACTGCCACAGTGGCAACTATGTTGACCCATGTCTGCATATCAACGTCAGGGGGCATCTATCTCTATCCAGCAAAGAGGTTGAATTTTCACGGCGCTTCATCGTCAGGCGGAACGCTCAGAAAACCGTCTGAGGGCTCGATGCTTTGCGCCATGGAGATCAATGGCACGGGCCCTGCTGACGCCGCCACAAAATCCTGCGTACGCGGGTTGGAGATCGGCATAGGATCTGCAGGGATGACGATTGCCCGAAGCTGCGGCTGCGCGTTGTCGTAACAGGTGTTGCACACCAGCAGGCGGATATTGGCCAGCGAGGCGCCGCGCCAGTCGTACTGCCAGCGCAGGTCTACGTGATTATGCCGAAATCCGCACCTGTCGCATATGGCGTGCGCCTGCGGATTGCTGGGATTGGTTCTGGCCCGACCGGCCTGAGACGCATATGACATGACCCACTCCTATCAGGCCCGGAAGTAACCGGCGAGCTGCGGGGAGATGAAGTAATTAGCCGTCTCTACGTTCTGAGCCGCAGCTATCTGGTATGCCTCGTCAGCCGCCGCCTTCAGGCCGACAGCCATCTGGGGGTTCCAGATCTTGGCCAGCCGGTATGCGAGGCCATCAGCAAACGCCTCCATCCACAGGAACGGGATGTCGACCGTCTGACCGTTAGCGTAGTTCGAGGTCTGCGACTGCACGAGCCGGTAGTACTTCAGGTACTGCGCGCTGCTGCCATCGGGAACGGGCCACACGGTCACCTGCGGGCCAGTCACAGGCGGAACCTCGTCGTCGCCCGGACCCACCATGTCCGTCGGGCTCGTCAGGCGATCAAACCAATAGGTCGTCGTGAAGCCCTGCTGCCGCTTGTTGGGGTAGCTCGAGTATTCCGTGCGGCTGACGGGCAAGATGATCCGGTCAATGGGCGCGCCAGCCCCGTTATCGATGGTTACATACGCATCGAGGATGACAACCGTGCTGGGATCCACGGCATAGGTGGACTGACCCTGAACCAGCGGAACCGTAACCAGATCAACCTTCCACAGGTTAACGCCCTGATTGCTGAAGCTCGCCAACATCATGTTCACAGCCATTCTGGCCGTGGTGAGGTGTTCCTGCGCAATCGACGTGTTGCGTATACCAATCTGGTTATACGCGTATAAAACGAGTTCCCCCATTCCGGGGTTAAAATTGTAGCTGCCGCTCGTTGTCATGATGCGCCTCTATTCAGGTTCATGGTGCTACGCCCAAACACGCGCGCGGCGGTTGATTACGCTGGGATCAAACAGCCGCACGCCATTCGGCCCCTCATATCCAGCCGGGACGCCTTCCTCGGTGATCGGCTTGAAGTCGAGGTCTTGGATGATCTGGAGGATGTGCGTTCGCTCGAACACGTCGCCCTCTTGCGGCAGGCCGTAGGTCACCTGCTCGGCGAACTCACCGTAGGCGCGCAGGTTGACGTGGTGGCCGCCGACGATGACAGCCGGGGTAAGCTCGTTGCCTTTGTCGTCGTAGGTCGCCGGGGTCTTGGTGATCGGCCCTAGCTCGTCAATGGCAACACACTCGGTCGGGGTGAGGATGTCGTCCTCGTAGGTGGCGAGGCCGTTCGCGACCATGCCCTTGATGAACTGCTCGCGGGTCGGTGCCCATACCATGAGGTCGATGATCATGTGCTCAACACCTGCACTCGCTTGAAATGCACGCGTTCTTCGCCACCATCCCCGAAACAAGCGCCAACACGCACGATCAAGCCTTCCGCTTCCAACACCTCATATCCAGCTATGCTTGGAGCAGCGAAGACACAATCCCAAAACCCCGGCGATCTCGCTTCGCGTTTTTCTTCTTCCGCCCATGACCGGGGAAAGCCCTCATCGTTACCGTCGAGCCAATCCTGCACGTCCGACTTGGCGCGCTCTATTTCAATGGGCTCAAACCTGTCTTTGAAGTTTGTCATGTTGAGAGCACCTGCAAATCGGCGTCCGTCCGGCGCGTTGGGAAGTAGGTGAGGCGTTTGATGTGGCCGTTGCGGTAAGATGTACTGGGTGGATCACAACCAATCAGCAACCGCGTAAGCGTCGGTAAGGTAAGCGCGGCGTCAGTAACAACTGCGGAGCCATTAAATGACAGCGCTGCGTCGTTGGCCGCCCACGCCATAGCCGACTTTTCAACTGTGTTTGCAACCACCGTCCCCACTTGGATCAGCGCTAGGACAGCCCCGCCATCAATTACGTATCCTGACGGGAGGCTGTTGTTTTGCCTGAACAGAATGC